CCCTTCTTGACGCAGTTGTTTACACGGGTACCACCTTTGACCTTGGTACCTTTCTTTTCATAACCTTTCCAGCACTTGGGATCTAGGCGCTGCTTGGTTTCAGGTTTCTTTTTAGCAGGCATTATGCTTTCCTAGTACGCTTGTTCTTTTTAGGTTTAGAAGCTTTTTTCAAAAAACCTGGCAGATCTTCTTTACCACCAGGATTTTTAATTTTGCGTTGCTGCAGCTTACGCAGCATTTCAGGAGTAGCGTTTGGAATTCCTTTGAAATCCTGTCCACCAGGAACATAAGGCTGGTTGACATCAAAGGAAGCACCCGCTAACAAAGAGTTTCTATTGGGTTTTGTGTTGCGATTACGCATTACCAGATACCGGGAATGATCTGTCCGGTCAGAGCATAAGAACCAAGAGCAGCCACGATACCAAGCATAGCCAGACGACCGTTGAGACGCTCGGCTCGCTCTTCATGGGGGACACCGTAGGGATGGTCAGTCATTAGTAGTTAAGATCGGATCGTTCAAGTTTAGCAAAGACATCCTGCCGATAAGCAGGATCCCTATCATAGCGTGGGTCAGACATAGCTGCAACCACTTCAGCTTGGCTACGGAAAACATCAGCTTTAGTCTCGGCAGGTTTGCCAGACAGCATGCGTCCTTCGTAACCATTGGCTTCCTGGAATGCAGCTTGCAGTCCTACCACAGCTAGTTTAACCATGTCAGGATCGCCAACGTTAATGAGGTTGTCGAATGCCTGAACATAATTTTGTGGCATATTTTCTGCAGCCCATCCAATCAGATTGCCGTAAGCTTCTTCGCCACCAACAAAGTTTTGAATGTCAGTGACTTGATCAGCAGTAAAATCTTCAGGACCTTGTGCATTTTGCTGGATGCTGATGTAAGCGTTGAGAAGGTCACGGCTGTCCATCTCAGTAAGCTTCTCCATCATTTCTGAAGATAGCTCACCGTTATTGTTGTAATACTCCTCGGAAGCAGCTTGCAACAATTCAACAAGAGGATCAGCCTCTACCTTTTCTTCTACTTCTTCTTCGTCCCGCCGCCCTTGTGGGTCTTCTTGCCGCAGCTCATCGTTAGATTCTCCTAGTTTCTTTTGAAGTTCAATGTAAGCTTTTTCCAGTTCTTCTGCTGACTCGTATTTACCAGCCAGCATCCGGTTTTCTTCTTGAGCACGCTGTTCGCCAATAGCGAGAGCTTCTTGCTCAGCTTCATTCAGTTCCGGTTGATCCGCTGGAGTCGGATCGTAAGTTAGAATTGCCATTTACAGTAGTTACTTGAAGGTTACCAAGGCCAACAGTTTTTACAAAGTTGGGTGAACGACCGATGGTAGGGGTGCCTACCTTCATCTTAGGTGCGTAGCGATTACCGTCATCAGTGTACGGGTCTTCGCCAAGTGTCATTTTAGGTGTGAGTTTTTTCTCAGTGACCGGATTAGGTTCAGGCGTCTCAATAGTTAGAGGTGCCTTTTCATTTTTAATTTCTTGAGCGGGCTTAGCGGTACGTTTCGGCTCGGGAACACTAGGCTTCCGGCGGGACTTCCGCTGCGGGGTTGGATCCGACATCTACTTGTTGCATCATTTCAGGGTTTTTAGATGGGTCCATCATAGGAGACGATGCGAGCTGACCAGCTTGCTTAACAAGCTCTTGTTGCTGCACCGCTTGTTGTTGCTGCTGCATCTCACCTTGGAGCTGCTCATCAGTTTTAACAAGACCCAACGTTTCGATCCCTTGTGCTGTAGCCAAACGTTTGATGACTTCAGAAGGATCAATGTATTTTGCAATTGCTTCAGGACCCATGGTCTGAGCAACAGTTTGCAAGAACATAGTCAGTGATTCACGATCCTGACCACGACCCAAAGCATTGACACCAGCCACAATCTGTGGACGGACAAGATCTTTAGGAAGTTTAGGTACTTGATTGTTCCGTTGAAGAACAAACATAGTACGGTTCAGATAGGGAACCAAGAACTCTACAGTCAACAAAGAGAACAAGCCTCCAAGTTGTTTTTCGAGTTCAAGTTGAGTAAGGCGAACTTCTTCAGCAGTTGTACGTTCTGACTGACGAACAGAAAGAACAAGGAATGCATCAGAAAGACGTTGCACCAAACTGTTAGACATTTCAGATGCGGTACGGAAGTCAGCAGTTTTACCTACTTGAACAACCTGCACATCTTCAGGTCTGCCTTGTACAATAGCACCGTTTCCAGCATTTGCAAGAGTCGCTGGCTTAGTAGTACTACTTGGTGATACCAAGAATACAACCTTAGCTGCCACACTACTGCCTTCAATCAATGCTTGGCTCAAAGAATCTAGAGAACGTAAGTCGCCAAGGAATTCTTCAACCCTACCACGACCGTAGTCTTCACCGTCAACTGTATTGAATCGGAGAACGAGCCATGGTGAAACATTTTTAGGCGCTGTACTACGGCTACCAGGGATGATTTTATCATCAACCTCCTGATGCCAGACCCAGCGACCAGATGCTTCTTCCAGTCGGACGTAGGTGTATACCTCAACGTCATCCTCTTTCCCGTTCTTGCCGGAACCAGAGTTGCCGCCAGGCTGATTAGGTTTAGGCAGGGGGATATCCAGAAGCTCACGGGAAATAAGCTCCTTGGTTACAATCTCAAGAATGTTGCCGTCACCATCACGGTTTACCACGTAACGATTCAACGGATACATCTTGATACCTTGCTTGCCCATAAACAAAAGGGCATTACCACCAACAATCAAATGCTTGATTGCTTCGTGGATAGTAACACGATCGTTAGATGCATTAATAACATCCATGATCATGCGTTCAATTTTACCGAAGCTCTCTTCGAGTTCCGACTTAATCTCACGAGGAAGTTCCTCGCCAAGTTTTTCATCCCGTACTTGTAGTTTAAAGAACGGGGTCATCGGAGGTAGAAGGGCAAGCATAAGTTTACTTGCCAACGTCACAACCGACTTGGCTCCAACCGATTGCCATGGAGTTACAAGAGTTTTGTGATTCTCTTTGTAACCTTCATCACGACGAATCAGGTAAGGAAGAGTCAGGCGAGAACACTCGTAAGCTACGTCGAGAAAGTTATTCCTTACCGAAGTAAGTTTCTCATACCGAGCACGTGCGTTCTTCACAGGTTAATTCCTCCAGGAGGAGTAACAATATCCCCAGAACCAACAGTAACGCCAGTGGTCATACCAGTAGTCAGTTTCTGACGAAGCGGTTTCAACGAAGCTTTTGATCTTTGTTTACCACCTGCAAGTCGAATAGAAGGGGTAGTAGCTTCGGAAGTCAGAGATCTGTACTGACGATCAATTTGAGGAGGTTCGGGGATGTCAAACTGTTTAGATACAGGTTGAGCATTAAAAATTTGAGGGGCAGGTGCTGAACCACCGCCGCCTCCGCCACCAAAACACATTAGCTTTCATCCATTTTAGATTGAATCCACTCGACAATGGAGCGTTGACCTGCTTGATACATGATCTGCTCCATCGTCATTTGTGGGGTTGGGTTGATAGGTGGAAAAGTTTCAAACAGTTCTTGAAGTAGGGACGAGGTTGTCATCCCCTTAACTTCAAGCATACTGAGGGAGGTTGGGGTTTGCATGTTCAAAGAAGGCAGGCATCCTAGCTCTCTTGGTGTCAGAAAGTTCAGGTGCTTTGCCCTGATACATCAAGTTGTCGCTGGAATCCAGCCAAAATTTTTTGTCCAAATATTTAGAGGAAGCACCGACCTTCAAAGGTTCCATAACCCAGTTAATCGTAGCCTTCCTCAGCTTGTCAAGAGAAGGGCTCCAGTCCAAGCCCATCTCTGTGCAGACAAGAGTATTAGTCGAGACATGGACTTGTTCGTCACGACTGATGTCAGCACTTACCGTCCGGAGACCAGCGTCACCATTGAAACGGAAAAAGGGGAGGAGCACAAAGAAAATCGCACGCTCGGCAACAAGCGCTTTGAGGAGCGTGTGATCCGGATGTGCAACCCAAGCTTCTCGTAGCCTTTGGGCTTCCGCCTCAGCTTTCGGATCAGTGCCGATAGCGTTGGCGATATAACCCAGCGCGAGGTCGTGGTTCTCTTCGTCTTTGATATTGGATCGAAGGAGCGCCACACTTGCTTTCGGAACTTCATTTTTGAGAGCATCATTAATAAAATCTCCTACAGGCAGTTCCATATGGCGGAGTGCAAGGGCGCGATAAATAGTTTCTTCAGCGCCCTCCACAAGTTTACCTGCAGTTGTTTGAACAGGGGTCCAGGTACGTTTCCTGGCAAGGAGTTTATCGTAAGGGGTCATTCTGCGCAATCGCAAGTTGGTTCTAAATCGTTGATAATAGAGTCCAAGTATGCGGTAACATCATCTTCTTCTAGAGCAGCATAAGCATCTGTCTTATCCTGAGTGTCACCCATAACCTGAAGCGAGTAATAAAGGGAGGTCTGGGGTGAAGCTAACCACTCTTCAATAAAAGCTTCATCGTAAGTGATCACGTCACTCCACGAGTTGAAACTATAGCCATGAAGAAGTCCCGTGCGGTTCAGCATCTTCATGATACCGTCCGCAACTGATTTGTAAGCATCCCAGCCAACTTCCGATGCGATCTCAACCGGACCGTAATCGTAGCTCTGGACGCCAAAGGTACCGCTGTCACGGTCCACTTGACGGGCGATGGGAGGAGCTATTTCTGGAGTAGCAGTGAAGCCATCCAGATCATTGTGACGATAGCTGCAAGAAGCAGTGGGAGCAATAGCAAAAGCGCGATCCATACGATTGAAACGAGCGACAGCTGCTGCATTTTCAATACCCCAGTAAAGTGCTCGTGCAATCTTAATGGCGTTACCGTTGGCAGAATAAATGCCTTGGTAGACCATCGCTAGAGCGTCGCCAAATTCTTTATAACTAACGTCATAACGGCGCAGAAGGTTAGCCAAGCCAAGCATTCCAAGCCCCACTTGACGATCGGTTTCAGAGGGGAGATACTCACCAGATTCGTTTACTCCAGTTTTACTATGCAGTTCACAGAGTTGAGTCATGCCATCAACAAAGGCACCTTCGATCTCTTCAATTTTACATGCTGCGAGGTTAATGTGCTGAAGCAAACAAGTGCCACGCGACTTCAAAAACACCTCTAAGCATACATTACCGTAAATACGTTCACCATCACGGTCTGTCTTGGTTTTAACCAACCAAACGTCACCGTTACGAATACCTTGCAGCAGTGCTTGACGCTTTTCGTCAGTCAGCTCTGCCCACCAATCATCGTTGATGTTGACACAACGCTTGACCCAAGGCAGCTCGCTGCGAGGAGTCTCAATAAACTCAATCAGGTCAGGGTGCGTAGCGTCCATATGCAGCACAATTGCGCCGTTTTTGTACACCCCACCGCGACGAAGAATCTCGTTCAGGGTCGAGTAGATCTTCCCAAAAGATACGGGACCTGATGAGACCAAGCCCTTACCATTCTCCGCTCCTCGGGGCCGCAGTTTTGATAGATGGATAGCACAGCCCGCTCCAAATCTAAGAGCGTTAGATGCAAATTTCCAGGATGCTTCGATTCCATTTTCTCCAGTCATCGAGTCTTCGACGACAAATACAGTACAGCTGACGGGGAGGCGTGAGGTGGGATCATCAATCCAGGACTGGACGCGACCAGTGCGGGCAATGAGCGAGGTGGACATTTTCTTTAAACGAGATCAGTAAGGGTAGGGGGTTGGTAGTTGTCGGACTTCAACACTTTACCATCTTCTCGGAAGATTGGTTGACCGTTGTCATCCAGTTTAGACATATTACTTTTGTGGACCCGATCCATTGCTTCGTCGAGGTCCCAGCCCATGTTAGCAGCATACTGGTAGCAAACATAGACCAAATCTGCCAGTTCTTTCAGGCAGTCTTCTTTGTTACGGGTGAAGTCTTTGAGCAACAGCTGCTCGGCTTCGAGAAACTCTTTAAATTCTTCAACGATCAAATGCTTCTGCATCGTCCGTGAAGCTACTCCAGTATCGTTCTTGACCTGGAAACTCTTCCGAAAATCCT